TCAAACACTGTCGGACTGACAGGTGTAAGTGCTACAGTCTCTATCGGTACAGCCCAAGAGAATGTAACAGAGAAGCTGACCGGTGTAGCTGGTACTACTGCTCTTGGTAGTATTAGTATTGATAGTGTAGCTAATGCTACAGGCGTAAGTGCCACTGTTACAATCGGTACTCTTGAAGTACAAGTAACCGAAGTTGTTGATGGTGTAGATGCTACCGGTGCCGCAGGTACAGTAACTCTTACTAACGACAGTAAGATTGTACTTACCGGTGTAGAAGCTACCGGTGAAATTGAAGCCCCTATAGCCGGTGGCTTTGAGATTGACATCACCGAAATTATTTCTACCGGTGTGTCTGCTACTGGTGATGTTAATACCGTACAAGTCAATACTGCTGCTGGTCTAACCGGCGTAGAAGCTACAGGTGCAGTCAACGGCTCGTTTACCTTTAGTAACACAGTAACGCTTACTGCTGTAGTTGGTACGGGTGCAGCCGGTACAGCACAGCCTAACCTGCAGATTGCTGCAACTGGTGTAACTGCTACTGCAGCCACATCTGAAGGACGGCAGAATGTAACTGAGACACCAACAGGTGTAGCGGGTACTGGTGCAGCGGGAGACATTAGCCCGAATGTGGGTGCCGGACTTACCGGCGTAGAAGCAACAGGTCAAGTAGGTTCGCTTACTAGTGACGTTGTAGAGGAAATAGATAGCATATCTGCAACTGGTGCAGTTGGTGCTATCACCGTCAATATTGTAGATTTCATTGAGGGTACCTCTGGTACATCTGCGCTGGGTACAATTACTACTACTGCTGTAGTATTTGACTTTGAGGCAATCAAAGAACAGTATGGCAGAAAGCGTGTCGTATATGTTGAGAAATTTACAGACAGTTCTAAAGAACGTAGGGTCTATGTACCACACGAGGAAAGGACTGTTGTAGTTGGTAAGGCTGCTTCGCCAGAAAGAACAGTTCGCATACCGCAAGAAAATAGAACAGTTTATATTGATAGGTTCTCTACAGCGGCAGAACGCAGAGCAAAGGCAGCATAGGAGATTTAAATGTCATTTAGGTGGCCCGTAAAAGACCCGGATGAGACACTAGATTACAGTGTTGATTGGTCTCGTTTCTTGGGCAGTGCTACAATTAGTTCTGTAGTCTGGTCTGTGCAGACGCCGGAGATTGGCAAGACAACACTGGCGGCAGGGGAAACACTTACCACAGCTTCTAGTAATGCAGTAACAGACAGCATTCAAAACGTATCTCAAACAAATACAGACACAGTCGCTACAATTAACATTGCTGGTGGCGTACTGAACCGGGAGTATACGTTTACATGTAAGGTCACTGACAGCAATGCCAAGGTCGCAGAACGAACTATTAAACTAGTGATAAGAGAGAAATAATGGCTTACGATTTCCTTGGACTTGTAAATGAAGTAAATAAGCGAGTTAACGAGGTCGAACTTACAACTTCCAACTTCGCTACTGTAAAGGGCTTTTATGCTCATGCTAAAGATGCCGTCAATGCTTCTATACGGGACATCAATCAGCACGAGTTTAATTGGCCCTTTAATCATGTGGAGCAAGAAGATACTCTGTCGGCTGATGTTTCTCGCTACCCGTTCCCGCATGACACGAAGCTGATTAACTTTGAGACGTTTCGTATTAAGAAGAATAGTACGCTTGGCAACGCTACGACACGTCTGAGTGTTATGGCTTATGAAGAGTATCTGGACAACTACGTTGAGCAAGAATACGACAGCACAACACGACAGGGTGTTCCTCACTTTGTTATTCATGGTCCAGCCCTTGAGTATATTCTTACACCGGAACCGGATAAGGCATATACTGTAGTCTATGAATACTACCGTGTGCCTGTGGACCTAGACCTGCACGATGACGTGCCGTCTATCCCAGAACGCTTCAAGCATGTGATTGTAGACGGTGCCATGCACTATGCCTATCTGTTCCGTGGCAATACACAAGACGCACTTGTAGCAAAAGAAAAGTTTGAAGAGGGTATCAAGAATATGCGTACCACTCTGATTAACCGCACATACTATGTACGTTCTGGTATGATTGCACAGAACACTGGTGGCAGCATTAGTTCAACGAGGATTGCTACTTAATGGCTGACAATTGGCGTACCTACTCAGTTCTGTTTCAGGGCGGGTTGATTACTAACCTTGCCCCGTATCAACAGGGACAACAGGCACCCGGCTCCGCACGTATATTGCGTAACTTTGAGCCGTCAGTTTTTGGTGGGTATCGCCGTGTAGAGGGCTACAGCAAGTTTGACACTGCAGCTATACCTAACGTCACAGCGGATGTTGATGGGGCTGTAACCGCCTCTACAACGCTGACAGTGGACAATAAGGTAGGCACACTATCTGTGGGCATGGTGGTCAATGGCACAGGCATTACAGGCGTAGTCAAGATTAGTGCTATCACTTCGCAGACATCTGGTGCTGCTACTGTTACGCTGGATACAGCGCAGACTATTGCAGATGGAACTTCGATTACATTTAACAAGATTATCCGTGGTATAGTTCGCTATGACGGCAAGGTGTTTGCCTGTGAAGACAACGATGTTTACTTCTCTACCGGTTCTGGCTGGACTAAAATTACAGACAGTTCTACATACGGTAGCACAGGTGTAACAGTAGGTGGCACGGGCAAGGTACGCTTTGTAAAGTATGACTTTGACGGCACAGAAAAGTTTATCTTGGTTGACGGTACTGGTAAGCCTTATCGGTTTGACGGTACAACTTTTTCACAACTGTCGGCTCTTTCGTCTGACACATCTGGCGCATCCCTTGCGGTAAACTTCAAGAACCACATTGTATTTGCTAACGGCAAAAAACTTATCTTTACTGCGCCATTTGAGGATGACGATGACTCTGTGGCAAACGGTGGATTGCTGATTAACGTCACCGACACAATCACCGGCTTGATTGTTTTCCGTGAACAGCTAGTTGTCTTCAGTGAGAGTAGTATTAACATTGTCCGTGGTACCAGCGTGGGTGACTTTACGTTGCAGCCTGTCTCACGAGACCTTGGTGCCATTGCCGCAGACACTATTCAGGAAATTGGTGGTGACATTATCTTCTTGGGGCCAGACGGTTTGCGTCTGTTTAGTGCGACTGACAGGGTTGGTGACTTCAGTCTTGGTGTCGTATCAAAGCCTATTCAGACAGAAACTATTGACCTGATTGCAAGTAGTCCCGGTGGATTTAACAGTACAGTCATTCGTGAGAAAAGTCAGTATCGCATCTTTGGATACAACGAAGCGTATCAAGATGACGCTGCCAAAGCTATTGCAGGTACACAGCTTGAGGATGGCATCAAATGGAATGACATGCGGGGCATCAATGCCTTTGCTACATTCAGTGAATACGACGGCTCTGAAGAACGCATTTACTTCGGCAACATCAATGGCTATGTATATCAGATGGAGTCTGGCAATACGTTTGATGGTGAGAACATTATCGCCACATTTGCTACTCCGTTCTTTCCGTTGGAAGACCCAGAAGTTCGCAAAACAATTTACAAAGGCACTACCTATCTGGACGTAAACGGTGACTTTGACCTAGAGTTTTCCATGAAGTTTGACTTTGACCAGCCAGACTCTGTGCAGCCTGATTCAGTATTGTCTAGTGACTCATCTGTGTCTGTAACGTATGGCACAGGTATTTATGGTACTTCCATCTTTGGTAATAAACAGAAGGCTATCTACGAGGTGCAGACTATTGGGTCAGGATTTACTGTCTCCATGCTTTATGAAACAACAGGGACAAACCCAGACGCCGTGTTCTCAGTAGACGCTGCTACGCTAGAATACGCCATCAATGACAGGAGATAATAATGGGTACAGGCTACGTACGTAACGATACCGGTAACAATATTGCGGACGGCAACGTCATCAACGCATCCGACTTGGATGGTGAGTTTGACGCCGTACAAGCCGCTTTTAACGCCTCTACCGGACATAGCCACGATGGTACAGAAGGTGAGGGGCCACCTATTGGTGCAGCGGGTATTGCAAACAACGCTGTCGCACTTGGCACAAAGACTACAGGTGACTACGTACAAAGTCTAGTTGCAGGTGCCTTGATTGACCTACAAAATAACTCAGGTGAGAG